GATCCGGGCAGTTCCAGCTGGTCCTGGGAGCTGATGTCAGATAATGTGCTTTCATTGTCTTTCACCTTGAATACCTATGTAGATTTGGAAGTCGGTGATTATATAACTATCCTAGGAAACAAGTTCACGCTGAAAGATCTTTCCAAGCCAAAGATCAAGAGTACGATGGACTGGGAATACTCGGTTAAATTCTATGGGCTTGAGTCTATGTTGAAGTACGTATTAGTGATGTCGATGTCTACAGGAGATGTGGATGCCGATGTTTCTTTGCTGGATACTCCGACGGCTCAATTGCAATTCCTTATTAACTTAGTGAATGCTTTTTATGGAACGTCCTATACGGTTGGAGCGGCTATATCTGTCGCACCACAAACGGTTGATTTCAGCCGTAAGAACGTATTCGAAGCTTTAAATGCTTTAGCCGATCTATATAGCACGGAATGGTGGATTGAACACTCGACAGGCAAGTTCTATCTAACAAAATGCATCTCGGGGGATATGATCAACCTCGGGTATGATCAAGGATTGCTTGATTTATATAAAGACGACAATTCATCCGATGATAGCTTTTGGACTCGTTTATATCCGTTAGGATCAACGAAGAATATAATCTATGATGATTATGGCCACTATCGTTTACAACTGCCGAACAATGTCAAATATATTGACAAGGATGTTGACCTGTACGGCATAAGACCGAAATATGTCGAAACGGAATTTGCGGATATATACCCACGCTTTACGGGTGTGGTTGGGACGGTAAGGACTGTTACAAATACAGTTGATGATAAACAGATCACTGTTTATTATTTCACAGACGCAACCTTGAATTTCAATCCGAATGATTATACCAAATCCGGACAGGTAAAGCATCTAGTATTCAAATCGGGCGATATGGATGGCCGAGATTTTGAAGCGAATTGGCATGTCGACGGTTCTGAATGGGAATTGATTACACAATACCCGACAGATGATACACAATTGCCTTCAGGATATATCATACCTAAAGCCGGTGATACTTATACCATCTACAATATGCAGATGCCTTCAGTATATTATACGAATGCTGAAAATGAATTTAAGGCTGCCGTTGACGCCTATGTAGCTGCAAGAGATATTGACTTTGCTGTTTATATCGCAAATACAAACTATGTTTATCTTGATGAAGCGGGAATATCATTGACAATAGGAAGCTATGTTCGTTTAAACAATGCTCAATATTTCCCTTCAACGGGATACAGGGATTCGCGTGTAACGAAGATCGTTCGAAACCTGAAGAATCTCAGCTCGATGGAATTGAGCATATCGAATGTACTCAAGGTCGGTACATTCTCTGCCGTTCAGGATAATTTGAAAACGCTTCAAATAGCTGTTGATCAACAATTAGACAAGGAAAGTCTACAGGTGTTGATGTCTTATGATTCAGCAGCCGAAACGGATTATAATGTTTATTCTTCGCTTCGCACAACCAAGGAGATTGCATCAAGAGCTATATCTAAAAAAAATGATGATACGGTGGCCGGGACAATATCTTTCATGAAAGATATACATGTGACCGGATTGGTCACGGCAAATGAAGTGGATGCAAACGAGATGAAGGCAACGAATGGAACGTTTGCCAACCTTGTAAAGGCTGCTGCCTGTACGATCATTGGATTGGCTACTATCGGTCAGATAAAGGCTACTACGATAGATACGACCTTGCTCAATGCTTCCAAGGGAACATTTAGCGATGTTATTTCAACGGCTGGAATAGAGAGCTCCAAAGGAGGGCTGTTTTATGGACAGTATTCCGCTTTGCCAAACAATCTAGGGACTTATGTAGCGAATTATACCTCCTCACAATATGGAGCTAGAATCCTGGCTTATGATGGGGTTAATTATCAAAAATTATCGCTCGGGAAATTAATAGGATCAACCTTCCAACTGAACTTGAATGCGGATGGGACATCTAATTTCGGGAGTGACTTGAGCGTAACCGGAGCGTTAATTGCAGCAGGTACGGAAAGTTCCAAAGGCGGTATTTTTTACGGACAATATTCGTCGTTCCCTACCGGACTAGGTTCTTATGTGGCTAATTATGTTTCTTCACAATATGGCGCACGGATATTGGCTTACAATGGAGTTTCCTATCAAGACTTAGCCTTAGGCTCTATGCCGACATCTGGTCTATTCAGTGAGACGTTACGTTCGAACGGTAATGTTGATTTCGGTTATAGTGCTGGGACGAGCGATTATGTCAGTCAGATGAAAGGGTGGAGAGTAACTCGTATGGGAGAAGCCGATTTTAGAAAGGTCTATGCCGACGAGATGAAGGTTCAAGCATTTAACGCCGATATAAGCCAGGCTTTGGTCGGATCGGATTATCTCACCAAATCGGTGACGAAGCTTTCTCATAACTTTACGATTCCTGTACCTGCAACTTTCCCGATGACATTCCCGATAACATTTACAGAGTTCGTGCAGATCGTCGTAGATGATTTGGAAGGATTCCCGGATATTCGTTGTTTTCAAGACGGTGATTACATCCGATTCAAAGTCTTTGATCGCACGAATGGATTGACGATAACCGATATATGGGGAACGGTTAAACTGGATACGACATTTGGAACAAACGGTTTTTCAAACAATACTCAAGCCTATATATTTACCATCTTCGATTTCGGAGATGCAGCCGGATTAACTGTTTTTGCAGGTAGCGAGGTGTTGGATTATGGAACGTCAGGAAGCGGCGTAATTTCCCGCACAGTACTTGATGATGCGGGTAGTCCCTATTCTCAAGTTGTTACCTGGAAAGACGATCCATCGAAGCCCGAAAACTATACTGTGCATGCAAGGTTGGGTAACCTGGACGGTATTGCAAATTGTTCCGGCTATGGGCTTTATTCAAACAAGGTATTTCTGACCGAATCCATCCTGGTTGGTGATTTGACTAAATCGGGAAGTTATTTAGAATATAGTAATGGTAATTTAGTCTATCGCGGGAACGTTTATATAACCGGCGGAAATGCCGCCACTACAAACGATGTGTCGAATGCTGTAACGTCTGCAAAAGGATATACTGATAGCTTTATCTCAGCAATCCCCGGAACTATTGATGCTCGCATCGCGACTCAGGTTGATGTAAATGGATCTATTTATAAGGCTGTTGCTGCATCCTTGACTTTGAACGGAAACGGAATTAGTCTATTTGGGAAGTCAGTTAATATCTCAAGTGCTGATATCTTCAGTTCGACCGTTATGAAAAACGGGATTATTTCAGCGATCAACCAAACGCCTGAGACAGTAACAATAAGTGCATCAAAAATAGATTTGCGCGGAGCTGTTACGGCTGACTCAATTGCTACAGGAGCGGTAACCGCTGACAAAATAGCATCACATGCGATAACTACTGATAAGATAGCAACGAATGTATTAGTAGCGGGCAATGTATCGGGATTGGGCGCATTGGCTACTCTTAACTCAATCTCTACTTCGTATGTTACAGGGCTGGGATCATTGGCTACTCTTAATTCAATAGGATTATCTAGTCTTGATGCAACAGTTGTTAGCGGAGGAAAGATATTAACTTCTCTTGTAGTTGCAAACGAAGTATTGACAAATGCTTTAGCGGCCGGTACTATTGCAGCTGGTAATGCTACAATAACAAATCTTACTGTGGATAGTGGAAAATTTACTAACGCTACGGTAACAGGACATATATCTGCCTCATCCGGTTCATTTGGTCCGTTCAATATATCAGTCCAAAATGATTTGACCGCGACTTATACAGACAATCTTCCTGGAGGAGGAGTGAGGGCAAATAGTACTTTAAAACTTAGCGCAAAATTAATAACATTTTCAGATCAGACAACGGAATCTTCTATAAATATAGGAGCTCAGATGTTAACTGTATCATCAAGAGCAATAGTAGTAAGTTCTACGTTTGTTCAAACATCGTCTTCGTTTATAAGTGCTGGTGCTCGTGCAGGAATTTACGCAAGTATTGAAGGAGGTATTACTGATGATACAGACCCGCTAGCAGGAAATCATGCTCTATTAACACCAAAAGGGGATATATGCGGATTAAGATTTAGAACAAGAAGATTTAGTACTACAATCTCTCCAACTGTAATGGATACCGTCCTATTAGGTGTAAGCAACGGAGATGATTACGGAGTAACACTTCCATCCACTGGAGTAGAAGATGGACAATTTTTTATAATAGCAAAATGCGGCAGCGCAAACATATGGGTGCATGGCGTAATTCAAGATGGATGGGGAGGTAATACCGATACATTTGAAATACAAAATGGTTGGTTTGTATTATTTATATATGATGCTGTCAATGCTAGATGGAAACATAGTTGATAATAATAAAAAAATAAAGATATGGGAATAAATAAATTGGATATTGATTCGGTGCTATCAGATAATATCTTGACAAAAGCAGAAATGCGGGATATCATATTAGCGAAGGTGAATGAAATCGTTGATGGGGTAAATTCCATTACTCCTAATGTATTGCTTCAGCAAGTAGCATGGGGAGTTCCTCTTCTGCAATCAAGCTCACCTCAATTAGGAGTGGTTGGAAATCTTTCAGCCTGGCAGGAATACAAACGCATGTCCGGAAGATATTTGGTAACAGCTTCAGGGAAGGCGGCGAAACTCTCTCCAACGGACAGTTCCGTATATTCAGATGGAACGGTCCTTGATGAATCAAAGGGAAACGTCATGTCTATTTCTCCCCGCCTTTACTTCTTGGTGCAGAATGACAATTCAGGGACACCATATTTATGGATGTCGATGTTGCCTATTTCGGGGCATTATATCGGTGATGCGAATAATGGGGAATATAATTGCATCGGAGCATATAAGGGTTCTTATTCCGGATTAAATTTATTGTCACGCTCCGGCGTTTCCCCTGATTCGGCAGCTAGGACAATTGAATCCTATTTTGCTGGAGCTCAAGCAAACGGAGAATATTGGGGACTGACTAATTTCGATCATCGTAAATTATTAATGATGTTCGGGCTATCAGAATATGGTAATACGAACATTCAGGATAAACTTGGATATGGAATTGGAGGAAGCCAAAACATGGATTTATGGAGTGCTGCTATATCCTTATTATGCGGTGCGACTAAAAGTCTGGGAGATTCTTTTGGTAAGATTGATATATCTCTTGTGAACGGAGGAAATACCGGAGTAAATTGTTCGAGAGTGTCTCTACTCGGAATTGAAGATCCTTATGGATGGCAATGGGAATTTTTGCAAGGAATCTATTGCGGATCATCCGGAAATTCAGCTCAAAACGGGAAAGAGATATTCTTATACAAAGGTAATCGCATGCCTACCTCGACAGAACTTACTACACATCCTGCTGGTCTATATAGACAGTTAGAAAGGGTAACTGCTGAAGGTTGGGTTAAGAAAATCATTTCGGGAGAATATTTCGATATAATGCCATCGGAAGTTGGTGCAGATAGTTCATCATATTGGTGCGATTATTCGTGGGCTAATACAACAGGACAGGTCGTTCTTTGGGGCGGTGCTGCGTACGACGGTGCGTATTGCGGTCTCGCTTGTGCGTACTCGGGGACCGGTTGGTCGACTGCGAATGCGCCTGTCGGCTCTCGTCTTGCTTATTATGGCCCATTGGACTTTGTCGATGGAAAGAATATTTGATCATTGAAATTTTGATTTGAAATAAAATCCGATTGCAGCGATAGCGTGACGAATCGTTTGCGTCTCGCGCCCGACAGGGGTAATCGGTTGGCGGAAGGGAATAAGTCGTTCTTTGGGGCGGTGATGCGAACAACGGTGCGAATTGCGGTCTCGCTTATGCGAACTCGAATAACGGTTGGTCGAATGCGAATGCGAATATCGGCTCTCGTCATACTTAATGAATCGGAAATATCCGAATTCCCCGAGCCATGACCCTGCTGAAGATATGAATCAAGCGACAGTGTACTGAAAAGGATGTCAGAAAAAATAGAATGCGGAAAGGTCTTCAACTTGTAAGAAGGCAAGCGGTGTTAGTAGGTGAATCTCGAACGCTCCGGGCGGAAAATTTAAGCAAGATGGTGAAAAGAAAAGGTTATATATTAGAAAAGATTGCCGACATGGACAATTTAAGGGCAGCCGATATGGATGCCCAAAATGGAAAGGTGAAAAAGAATCATTTTATCCGTGCACATAATCTACACGCCGAGGATGATTTACAATTGTTGAGGAAGATGATCCTTACTCTTACATTCCCAAGAAATGATTATGAAATAATGAGAATAAAAAGTGACGCAGGGAAAGTTAGGGAAATAGTTAAACAGAAGTACTTTCCATGGCGTATTTTACATCATGCTATAATGAGGGTTATTGGCCCTGATGTTTATAGTAATTTGATATATGATACAAGTGCATGTGTAAAGGGAAAGGGATTGTCATTTGGAGTAAAAAGGACTAAAATGTTCCTTAGAAGATATCCGAAATATAAATTTTTTGTTAAAACGGATTTCAAAAAGTTCTATCAAAGTATTCCTCATGAAACTATCTTAAACGCTCTCCGAAGGAAATTTAAAGACGAACGTTTTATTAGATTGATTGAGATTACGATTCTGAGTTATGATAGTGGAATAGAAGACATATTAGATGATGAAAAACGAAAAAAGAGGAATAACGATTGGAGCATTCACTAGCCAACCATTGGGGAATTTAGCAGTGAGTTCTATCGATCATATATTCAAAGAAAAGTATAAGGTCAAATGCCTTCATCGTTATTGTGATGATAATATCATGCTAGCAAAAAGCAAAGGGGAAGCAAAATTTCTTCTTAGCGAATACGATAAAGAGGTAAACAAAATTGGATTAGTAGTAAAAGCAAATAGCTTTTTCTCTATTATAAAAGGCTTTAAAGATGGGAAGCATAGAAAGAGACAGCGCGGGAAGAAGCATTGATTTCCTTGGATATGAATTTACTCATGATAATATGAGAATGAGGAAATCAATGAAAAAGAATTTTGCGCACAAAATAGATCATATAAGAAGCCGTAAAAGACGGCATGAGATATTGGCCGCATATTGGGGCTGGTGCAAATATGGGAGATGTAAACATTTGTGGAAAATATTAACAAATAATGATATGAGTTTTGCAGATAAAGGAATTAAAATGAGCGGACGAACAAAGGAAGGAAAGAAATTCTTTGATGTCCAATCGGTTCGTTTGATGGAAATATTAAATGTACCGATAACGATTATTGATTATGAGTCAGGAGTTAGTACCAAACAAGGAGAAGATAGATATTGTGTCTTATTCGAGAGAGATGGAGAACGGGGGAAGTTTATAACAAACTGTTTTAATCTAAAGGATGTACTCGATCAAGCGAGAAAGATGGAAATAGACGATGTAAGAGTATTCCCTGTTGAAAATGTAGTTATTAAACGTCGTTCTTTAGGGGACGGTAAGAGCGCATATTATTTCGATTAATTATTAAAACATTATGAATATGAAAGTAGATTTTAGAAAAGTAGAAATTAAGGACATTGAAGGGAAGAAAGTACCTCATGATTTGTCAAAAGATCTTGGTAATGCAATATTCAAGCAGACAACCGACCTGGGTGAGTTGGATTTGGCTCGTGACATTTACCATAAAGGAGAGGTTGATTTGAATAAAAAAGACGCTGAAATTATTAAGCATTATGTCGAAGAATATTTCTTGGCATTTATCAAAGAAACGCTTATTCCAGTGTTGGATTTAATTATTAATGAAAAAGGTAAACCATCTAAAAACAAGTAAAGATATGAATTACAAAGAAATATCTAGGAATACGGCGATAGATTTTTCCGTTCCTATTGACGATTTTAGCTACAAAGGATCATATAAATATGATATCAATGGAACTATTACAGACCTTTCAGGTAACATCTGGAAAAATGAAAAATGTATTGGACACTTTAGCCGGAATGATGACGGACTGTTGAATATGACAGGAATTGCAGAGGACGAAGATTTTGTTGTTCAATCTACCAATGTCCGAGAAGTTATTTCCTACATCATCTCATTGGTGAAGACCGAGACTACGGTTGCTCCTGCTGCTAGCTAATTAATAGATAATTATAAAAGAATAAGCCCTGATAGTTCATATCGGGGCTTATTCTTTTATAATTTGTGATATAAAATATATCTCACGTACCACTTCGTTTTATTGTTAAATATATCATTTCGTTTTGAAAAAAAACTTCATTTCGTTTTGCGTGATTTAAATTACCGGTACTGCCTGTATAGGTTGTACCCCCTCCCGTTTTCGTTGTTGATCCGGTAGATAATGTTAATTTCACGATAGCAGGGCTGCTTGTGCCGCCCCCCGATTCTTCATTGTTTGCGCAGGATGTCAATAAACCGACTGACACGATACCTGCAATTAATAATCTATTGATT